GCTCTGGCGACTTATCGCATCACCAGACTAATAACGCGAGACGTTATTACCGAATCAATCCGAAACCGAGTGTGGAAGAAGTACCCTCCAGAGTCCTCAAAGCTTGGGTATTTGTTTACTTGTGAGTGGTGTATGTCGATTTGGACAGCATCACTTCTCTACGGATGCTTTATCATTACATCAGTAACTGTTATTGTTGTCGTGCCATTCGCACTATCAGCCGTAGCAGGTCTGTTGACTGCGTATGAGGACAAATAATCTCGTGCTCCGTAACAAAGTGAAGGGTTAGACAGTGGCTGTATTCAAGAAAGATGAACCACAGGAGCCAATAAAGGCTGCACCTAAGGCAAGCAGTTCAAGTCAAGGTAAATGACAAAGGCGAGTTTGAACAATTTAAAAATCGCAGAAGCGCATCTTCTAGTGCATGGCAAGCAGAAGCTTGGGAGTACTACGACGCAATTGGCGAAATCAAGTACGCCTTTAACTTAGTTGCATCGGTTGTTTCACGTATTCGTATTTATGCAGCAGCAATTGATGATGCTTCACAAGCTCCAGTATCTGTAAAAGAATCTCGAGTTATTGAAGAGCGTCTTGCATCTGCTGCAGAACGTGCACTTGAGCGCCTTAACTCTGCCTATGGTGGACAAGCAGGTCTTCTCAAGGATGCAGCACTTAATCTTTCTGTCGCAGGTGAATGCTACCTAGTACAAATGCCAGCACGTCCAGGTTCTGGAATTCCAGAGTCTTGGGATGTTCGCTCTGTAGATGAAGTTGTTACAGATGCACGTGGCGGTTTCAATGTCATTGGTCGTCGTGAACAAGGTGCAGGACAAGGTGGCGGTGCATCACTTGGAGTAAGTCGACTTCAGAAGAATGCATTCGTAGGACGCATTTGGCGTTCACACCCACGCTTCTCTGATGAAGCAGATTCATCACTTCGCGGTCTACTAGACCTTTGCGCAGAACTTCTTCTCCTCAACAGAACATTCCGTGCAACTGCACGCTCTCGTCTCAATGCAGGAGCACTTTATCTTCCAGATGGACTTTCTGTTGCAGCACAAGGTGACCCAGACTATCCATACGATTCAGAAGACGGAATGGGAGCGGGCTTTACAGCAGAAGAAGCTGAAGATGAATTCGAAGAGCAACTCATCGATGCGATGACAACTCCGATTCGCGATGAAGAATCTGCGAGCGCCGTTGTTCCTCTTATCATTCGTGGACCTGCAGAACTTGGCGACAAGATTAAGCAGTTCAAGTTCGAGCGTTCATTCGACCCAGCACTTGCTGAGCGTTCAGACCGTGTACTAGAGCGCATCTTGCAGGGACTTGATGTTCCAAAGGATGTTGTTACAGGTCTTGCAAATGTTAAGTACTCAAACGCTTTGCAGATTGATGAAGCACTTTACAAGGCACACATCGAACCATTGATGCTTTTGATCTGCGACTCTTTGACTGTTGTTTATCTTCGTCCATATCTTCTTGCAAATGGATTCACAGAGTCTGAAGTAAACCGTCTTACTGTTTGGTACGACCCATCAGCGGTTTCAACTCGCAACGACCGTGCTGCAGATGCAGATGCTGGCTTTGACCGCATGGCAATCTCTGGCGATACATGGCGTCGTGCACATGGATTCTCTGACCAAGATGCACCAACTCCAACAGAAGTTGCACTACGACTTCTACAAGAGCGTGGAGCGATTACTCCAGAACTTACAGAAGCAATGCTTAAGGCAGTAGCTCCTGAAGTTATGGAAGCAGTTCAAGCAGTAAGCCAAGAGTCTTCTGTTGCTCCAATGTCTCCAGAACTACAAAATCTTCTTGATGGTGCAGTTGGAGGAACTCCAGCAGAAACACCTACCGAAGAACCAGCACCTGCAACCGAGGAGGTTCAGCAGTAAATGGCTGAAGAGACTTGCCCTCCAGCAACACAGGACATTGCACTTAATCTTGACAACCGCAAGAAGGCAATCGACAGTGCAATGTATGGACCACTTAACCCTGCAGAACCAAACGAAGAGTATTGGACTGCACTAGGCGCTGAGTGGGGCGTTGATGTAGAAACTGCAAAGAAGCAACGCTGTGGCAACTGTGCTGTCTTTATCCAAACTCCAGAGATGCTCTCTTGCATTGAAAGCGGTTTGACAGATAACGCAGATGAGTTTGATTCAATCAATGAAGCTGGCGAACTTGGTTACTGCGAAGCATTTGATTTTAAGTGTGCATCTGCACGCACATGTCGCGCTTGGGTTGCTGGCGGTCCAGTAACTGCTGCAGTTGACATTATTGACGAAGTTGAACCAATCACCGCTGCACAAGGTCCTTGCTGGGACGGTTACGTCCAAGTAGGAATGAAAAAAGGCAAAGACGGAAAGATGGTTCCAAACTGTGTACCAAAGGATTCTTCAGAGGATAGTGAATTTGCAAAGCGCACTATTTCTCAAACACCAGCTCCTAAAAAGGACCGTGTCAAAGGTTCTGATAAAAATTCAAAGGGCTCAGCTTCAGGCGGTAAGAAAATCACTTTTACTCCTGCGATTGAGTCTTCTCTTCAAAAGAAAGTCGCAGAGCACAACGAGAAGGCACCAAAAGGTCGCAAGACAACTGTTGCCACACTCAAAGCGGTCTACCGCCGTGGTGCAGGAGCCTATTCCGTATCTCATCGACCTGGGATGACACGCAACCAGTGGGCGATGGGTCGCGTTAACGCATTCCTTCGTTTGCTTAAGTCTGGTAAGCCAGCAAACTCTGCATACAAGGCAGATAACGATTTGCTACCAGCAGCACATCCAAAATCTACAAAGAAGAGTTCTTCCACAATTACCGCATCTGGTTTGATTCCAGAAGAGCGAGACCTAGCAGAAGCACTCATTGCGATTACTCAGAAGCATGGTCCATTTGACCAAGATGGCGATGGCGTTTGGGCTGGTTACACACCTGCTTACGAAAACGATGTCAAGGACATTGGAGTCAAGTGCGCAAACTGCGTATTCTTCCAAGGACCAAACAAGTGCCAAATTATTTCTCTTGAAGTTGAAGCAGATGGCAAGTGCCGTTTTGCTGTTCTTCCAGAAGGTGCAGTCTCTGGTTACGACGTTCCAGTTCGTGACAAAGAAGATTTAGAACTACTTCTTGCATCTGCAGTAGCAGAAGCAGAACTCAATGTTGAACTAAAATCTGAGGAAGAGTACGAAACCCCAGAACAAGCAATCTTTGCTATGACAGAGTTTGCAGGTCTAGGTTATGAAACCGAACCTGCTTTCCGCGCTGCTTGGCTTCGCGCAGTTCGCAACAATGAAAACCCATTCAAGCGAGCATCTGTTCTTGCAGTAATGACATACGACAGCATGGATTCAGACCTTCTGCCGAAAAGGAAGAACTAGCGATGGCTAAAAACGAAGCTGCCAAGAGCAAAGTAAAGGTACCCGTTCTTTCTTACGAAGAGCAGAACAAGAGAATCATTGATGCTGGTCTTGAACTAGTCAAAGACTCTAACGCCAACTTCTCTGGCTCTCGAATCATCACACGTCGTGCTGCTCTTGCTGTTCTTAACCGTTCTCTTGCTAAGTACGAAGGTGAGTCTTACTCTCTTCGTCGCATTCGTTCAATCAAAGAGTTGAACAACTACATCAAGCTTGCACAACACAACAAGGTTTTCTCAACTGCTGTAGAAAATACAGACCTTCTTCCAATTGCTCACCCACGTTCTACTCGTAAGCATGAGCTAAGCACCGCTGAGTTGATGCGCTTCCGCGCTCGCTGGATTTGCGATGACCCTCATATTCAAGATGACACCGTCCGAACAGTTCTTGCTTCTGCTCTAACTGCTCACCCAGCATCTCCTGAGTACGAGTACTCAATTGCTCGTTTACAATCTATGCCTCAAGGCTCTGTCCCTCAGTACGCACTTCTAGCAGCTTTGGGCGATGGAAACTCATCTGCAGCCCGTCGTGCTCGTGCAATGCGTCAGCGTCGTGACCGTAAGGGTCGCTTTGCTGAAATGGGTGGCGGTCTTCGTGCTCTTATTCGTCGTGCAAGTGGTCTTGTTCAATCTTTGACAGGTCGCGCTATTGCAACTGATGAAAACAGCGACACCTTTGACATGGAATTGCCAAATGGTGATTTGGTTCGTGTCCCAGCAAAGTCTGCTGAAGGTGTAAAGGCGATTCTTAAGTCTGCTCAAGGTCCAGATGGATACAGCAAGACAAATGCAAAGGTTAAAACAGGCGACCCTGTTATTGAAGAAGCAGATCTTGTAAAGATTGATGCTCCTGCAGGATTTAGCAAAGATGAAACCTACTCTCCTGACGAAGATGATGTTAAGTATTACGGAACCAAGATTGACCTTGGAACTAAGTACACAGATGATGCATACGATGTAGTTAAAGTTTCTTCTCCTAACGCTTTTGCCAAGGACCAATTTGAGGCAGCACAACAGCGTGAAGGCGAAGGTCAGAATGTTGTTACAGAAGGTCTTGGAAAGAATGGTTCTCTAGACCCTAACCTTCCTGTTTACTTTGTATCTCGCCGTGGTGAAGATGACAAGCGACCATTTGCAGTTGTACAGCGTTGGTCTGATGTTCAGGATTACATCGCACAAGATGAGCCAAAGTTTGAAAAGGGTGAACTCTCTGACCCAGCAAAGATGCTTGATGAAACTCAAGAAGCATCTGAGCCAGAAGCACCTTCAGCAACTCCTGCAGAAGGTCTTGAAGGCAAGCTCATTCCTAAGTCTGGCAAGAAAGATATTAAGAAAGACCAGAAGAAGTATCAGAAGGCTCTTAAAGATTATGAGAAGAAGGGTGGAACTTATCCACTTGACCCTTCTAAAGACCACATGCTTCTTCCAGATGGCACAGTTGTTGATGCTGAAACTGGCGAAGTAGTTCGCGACTCTTCAGGAAAGAAGGCTGGAGTTACACCAGCTCCTGCTACAACTGAAGCAGAAAGTTTTGATGTACCAGAAGGTGCATACGAGATGGACCCAGCTCCATACGTTCCACAAGGTGCAGGTCCTGACGTTGAGTCTAAGGACTACACAGACGACCCTGCAGAACTTGCTCAGAAGTTTGATGAGGAAGAAATTACTTCTGCACTAGAAGAGTCTCTTGAAGGTGACGGAACTGCTCAACTTCCATTTGAAAATGGTGACGAGTCTGTCCCTGCTGAATCACTTCGTGACACTCTTGGTGAACTTGGAAAAGATATTGGTACCGCTGTAAAGAAGGCGTACTCAAAGATTAAGGCAAAGCTTGCTGGAGATAAGGGAGAACAAACTCCTGAAGTTCCAGAGGATGTAAAAGACGAGCTTGGAAAAGATATTCCAGAAGCTCCTATGCCTTCTGCAGAAGCAGACCCAGCAAAACTTCCTGCACTGCTTGATGGTTTGTCAGACGATGAGAAAGATGAGTACGCCAAGACTGGTGACTACGCAAAGCATCTTCCAAAGAACACTGAGTTTGACGTTCCAGAAGGTTACAGCATTCTAGACACAAATCCATTTAACAAAGACCTCTACCCACTTCCAGAGGATGCTCCAGAAGGATTTACTTTTGACCCTCTAGACATTGCAAATAACTACGACACAGAAGATTTGAAAAACGAACTACGCCGTGGCATTGAGCCAGGTGGAGATGGTTATGGAATTCTTTCTCAAGAAACAGAGACAGGTGAAGACTACAAGGGCTACGTTCCTGTAGAAGCAATCCGCGATGCTCTGCAACTGCAAGGTGAAGATACCGACAGCTTGATTGATGGTATCTACAAAGAAGGATTTTCAGGTCAAGAAGATTCTGAAATCACTCCAGCAGAAATCAGTGACGCTCTAGAAGGAGAAGATACTGAAACACCAGAAGGAACCCCAGCACCTCAAGAAGAAGTCCCTGCCGAAAGCAAGGAACAAGCTACGACGAATGAAGCGGGACCCCAAACCGTTACCAATGTTAACGTCGGAGAACCAACAGGACCAGCAAAGCTAAAGGCTAAAACAACAGAGCTTAAGGCGGGAGACGTTACAACTAACGACTTCTTTACTATCGAGTCTGTCGAGCCTTCTGAAGTTCCAGGAAAATCTTGGGTCACTGGTTACTACCCAGGTCACGTTTCTCAAAAGACAAAGTTGTGGAACAACGACACCGATATTTCTGTATTTAGAAATGTTGATGGTCCTACAAAGGGTGACCTTCCAGTTCTTTCAAAGCCAAAGGCAAAAGAGTACGACCCTGAGGGCAAGGTTTACAAGGATAAGGAACTTGACCTATGGGTTCCAAAGGATGCAGAGGCTCGTAGCAAGTATCTCGATGCTGTTGACCAATACAACAAGGACCTTGCTGCTGCTAAGGAAATGTGGTCTGCACCTGAGAATGTTGAAGAGTGGAACACAGAATCTGAAGCACCTGTCTACGACCCAACTAAGAACACTGTTGGTGTTGTTGAGGTTGCTGCTACTGAAGTTAAAGCAGGAGACATTGCCTTCAAGAAAGAAGGAAAGAATGACTTCTACGAGTACTTCATTGTTCAAGATGTTACAACTGATGAAAACGGCAATGCTGTAATCACTGGTTACTATCCAGACCACCAGTCTCAATCAAAGAGCTGGAAGGGTACAACTCCTATCAAGGTAATCCGTGGAGCTTCTTCTCTCCCAGAGCCAGGAAAGAAGCCAGCACTTGAGCGTCCAAAGAAGGACGACGCTGATTACAAGCAAAAGTATGCAGAGTTCAATGCAGCAAAGAAGGAATCTGCTGCAACATTTACTCCTCCATTTGATGTAGATGCTCTACCACCTGCACCAAAGAAGGTTTCTCGCCCAACTCCTCCTGCATTCATGGGAGATAAGCTCAAGGCAATTGCTGCTGAGGCAAATGGCGACCCAGTTAAGTTTAAAGAACTTCTTGCAAATGAAGAAGTAGTTCACCTCGACTTCGAATCAACTGGAGGCTTTACAGCTCCAAGTCCAATTCAAGTTTCGATGACCAAGATGAAGAACGGTGAAATCGTCGAGCAGAAGACGCTTTTCATGAATCCAGGGCAACCATTGGATTCCTTCTACACAGATAAAGATCCAAATGACATTCTTAAGGATTCAGATGGAAATCCAATTTCCGATGATTTCCTTTCAAAGCAGATGTCACAGGAAGATGCATTTAAAGAAATTGCTGACTTCCTTGGTGCAAACCCAATCGTCTCTGCACACAACATGCCTTTTGATGGAGAAATCCTCAAGCGCAAGATGGCTGAGTACGGACTTGATTACAAGCCATCAGGTGAAATTGACACACTCTCACTTGCTCGCAAGGTAATTAATGGAAGCGCTGGCGACCACAAGCTTGAGGCTGTAGCAAACCGTTATGGACTAGCAGAGCCAAACACAGACTGGCACGATGCTTCTGTTGACGTTGCTGTATTGCCTGGAATTCTTGACAACCTTCTTGATGAAATGGCTGTCACAAAGTCTGGCATTGATGTTCTTGATATTGACAAGACTCAAGCAGATTACGACAAGGCTAAGGCTGAGTACGACGCCTACAAGAATCCAAAGGCTAAGGCTGATTCAGAACTTGTTATGGCAAAGACCTTCGCAGATGGTATGGCTGGAAAAGAAATTCCAGAAGACCCAGAAGTACTTGCAAAGTCTCTTCCAAAGGACAAGCCAACATCAGACGAACTTTCTCCTGCAACTACTCCAAAGGCAACAGAAGTTGGCGACGGAGACTTCGAAGTCGAATCTGTTCTTGGTGGAAACATTTCTAACAACTGGGTATCAGACCCAGAGAACACAACAAACGTTGGTTCAATTGCTGTTGAAGAGTGGCAACCAGGTGACTTCATCAAGGCTAAGCATGATGGATTCCACGAAATCATTTCTATCACTCCTATCGATGGAGATGACAAGCGTGTACTAGTTAAGCGCAGACTTCTTGCAACTGGAAAAGAATACGAATCTGCTTGGGTTAAGTACCAAGCTTACGAAGTATGGCGTCGCAACAGCGAGCCAGATGCTGTTCCAGAAGAGGCTCCAGAACTAGAGCAGCCACAACTTGAGATTGATGAAGCTCCTGAAAAGGAAGCAAACGCTGGCAAGTGGGCTGACTACAACATTGCAGAAGGTACTGATGGTGTCTTCTACGCAGAAAACATTTCTGCTGCAGATGTTCAAGCACTTCGCAACGGAACTCTCACTCCTCCAAAGCTTCCATTCTTTGCACCTCTTGGTGGCGGAAACAATCAGGAGACTGGAGAAGGTTACTTCTTTACAACAGATGGCAAGCGCTTCTGGGGTAAGTACGGTGCTGGTGGTGCATTGCTTCGTCGCAAGAATGCAGATGGAGAGTACGAGTACTTCCTAGCAAAGCGTTCATCTAGCCTTTCACAAGGTGGCGGCAAGTGGGGTATCCCAGGTGGAGCTCACAAGGACCAGACAATTGCTAAGGCACCAAACGCCACAGCAAAAGAAGAGTTTATGGAAGAAGTCGGTGGAGATATCTCTGCCTTCGAACCAATCTACGTCGACACAAACAAGGTTGGCGCTGAATGGGCATACGAAACTTCTGTCTTCGAAGTAGGACCAGACCAGTTCAACGACCTATCTAGCAAGGATGGCGAGAACACAGCAACTGGTTGGTTTACTGGAGACCAAATCAACAAGATGTCTGATGCAGGAATGTTGCACCCAGACTTCGCAGACTCTTTCCCAAATATTGTTAGCAACCTTGAAGACGAGGATGCAAAGACTGACAAGCCAATTCCAGCAGAAGAAGTTTCTCCTGAAGATGTAACTTCAGTATTTGATACTTCTAAGTGGAAGAAGGTTGCAGGACAAGCTGGCTCTAACCAAGGTGCTTTCTATGTAGACCCAGACACTGGCAACCAGTACTACGTCAAGACTCCTAAGTCTGACAAGCATGCAGAGAATGAAATTCTAGGCGGTGCTTTGTATGAAGAGGCTGGCGTTAAGTTCGGTCGTGCATACAAGGGCATTGACAAGAATGGAAAGACAGTTCTTGTTTCTCCAGTTCTAGATGGAAACACTCTTGCATCTGACAAGAACAATGCAGATTTGAAGAAGAAGGCTCAGGCTGACTTCGCAGTTGACGCATGGCTTGGTAACTACGATGTAGTTGGCCTTGAATATGACAACATGCTTGTTGACAAGGATGGAAACATCGCTCGTATCGATGCTGGTGGTTCTCTACTCTTCCGTGCACAAGGTGGAACTGATAAAGAGTTCGGTCCTGAGGCAACACAGATTGATTCAATGCGTGATGCAAAGCAAAACGCACAAGCTGCAGACATCTTTGGAGACATGAGCGATGAAGAAATCGCTGAGTCTGTCAAGAAGGTCCAAGCAATAACTCCAGAGAAGATTGATGAACTTGTAGATGCTGCTTTCTCTGACCCAGATACTGCTGAGTCAGTTAAGGAAACTCTTAAGGCACGTCGTCAATATCTAATCGACCGTTTCTTGGGTGGACAAGCAGAGGAAACACCTGCTGAAGAGCCAAAGAAGCCAGTTGTTGACACTAACACCACTGTTATTGATGCTGCAGGTGATATCGAAGCACAAATTGCTGAAGCTCAAGCTGCTGGAAAGAAGATTGCGTTCAAGTACAACGGAAAAGAACGAGTTGTAACTCCAAAGGGAGTGTGGAAGAACCCACAGAATGGCAACATCAATCTTTCAGCACTTGATGAAGACGGTGTAAAGAAGAACTACACCCTTTCTAAGTTTGAACAGAGCGATTCTTCTGCTACAGAAGCACCAGAGGCTGCTGCAACACCTGAGAAGGAACTTCCACAGGCACCAGAGGCTGCTCAGATTGATCCAGTTGAAAAGCAAAAGGTTCTTGACGAAGTTTCAGCTCTTGCAGAGAAGCTTTTTGGCAACAAGGGTAAGACAAAGGACCTACTTGAGTCTCTTAAGGGTCAAGAAGGTTCTAACGATGAGCTTATTGATTCAATTCTTGAAGACATCAACACTCCATCTGCTCCTGCAGATGCAACTCCTGAAGAAAAGATTCAGTCTGACCTTGCTCAAGCACTGACACCAGATGAAGATGCTGCTCCAGAAGATGAAGTAGAGCCAATCGATGCTGATGCACTTGCTGAAGAATTAAAGAAGCCTCTTGACCCAGATTTGATTTGGGCAAAGGTTAAAGATGAGAAGGGAATCTCTGTTATTGAGAACGGTGACATTGTTGTTGCCGAGAATGTAACCCCTGCTGGCTCAACCATCTACACAATGGTAAAGCGCAACTCTGACAACACCTTCAGTGTCTATCACAGAATCAAGGGTTCTGATGGAACTACAAGAGTGAAGACTCTTGCAGGACGTTGGCACTCATACACAGCTCTTTCTAGCCGTATTGAGAATGAGAAGTGGAAAGCAAAGGTAACTCCAAGCAAGGTTGTTTCAAAATCTAAGCCAGAAACTCCAGGAACTATTGCTCCTTCTGCAATTCCAACAAAGAAGGGCGCTTACGTATCTGCCGATGGCAAGACTCCAATTAAAGTTGGAATGATTGTCAAGGATACTAAGACTGGTAAGACTGGAAAGGTTGTCTCACTTAAGGATGAGCTTGTTACATCCAAGAGCAAGAAAAATCCACAGGGTTACACTTACACAGACGTTGCCAAGGTTCAATGGGACGATGGCACGAAGAACTGGAAGGTTTCTAGCTACCTAGATATTCAGGACACATCAGGTGTAAAGCCTGACAAGCTAGAAGATGATGGCCCAACTGGTGGAAGTGGTGGAACACCAACAACTCCTAAAGAGCCAACAAGTCCTGCACCTGTAAACAATCCAGAACCTGCAGTTGAACTTCCAACTTTTGAAGGTACTGACCTTGCTGGTGCAACTGCAATCGCAGATGTTGAATCTAAAGCAGTAGCAAAGAACTCTGTTGGTCACTTGGCTGCTTATGGAGCTAATGACTACAGCGATTACAAGGAATTCCTTAAGGGCGAATTTATCAAGGACCCTGAGGGAAAGAACATGGCTCCAGGAATTTTGGTTCAAAACGTAAGCCCGAAGGATTCCGACCAAGACTTGACTAGCTACGGTGTAGTTTCAAAGCAGGATGCAAAAACTGGTGAGATTTTTGTTTCATACTTTGATGGACCTCTTGCAGGACAAACTAAGAGCACAAAGTCTGACAAGTTGTGGTCTCGTGAGAAGTTCATTACTCCCGAGCAAGCAAAAGAATTAGATATCACTCTTGACCCAACACTTTTTGACAAGTCTAAGGCTGCAGCAAAGGCTAAAGGCGAAGCTTATGCAAAGAAGCAAGCAGATGCTTTGAAGAAAGCTCAACTAGAAGCAGAAGCTAAGGCTCTAAAGGATAAGTTCTCTGTCAACGGTCCAGGTTTTTCTGTTCAAACACTTGATGCCGCACCTGACTATTCACAATCTCCACATCCAGATGTACCTTCACTAGAAGACTCACTGAAGATGGCAAAGAATGACAATGCTGGAGAAGCTGCAAACGGTTCAACCACTCTTATCGATTCAGATTCAATTGAGGACCTAGAAGTCCACGTTGGAATGGTTACAGACAAGAACGGCGAAAAGAAAATTCGTCTTCAGTTCACTCTAACTAACTGGGCTGGAAAGCAGATAGTTGCTAAAGCAGATTCTGACCCAAATGTCACAAAGTCAAAAGCATTGCGTTTGGATAAGTGGGAAAAAACAGCAGATGGCTCTCTTGTTTGGAAAGACACTTGGGACACAAGCACAGTTGACTCAAATAAGAACGGCGTAACTTTTGAAGGACCTGCTGGAAAGGGAACTTTCCTTCTCCACAGGGCAAGCAAATCTATTGATGACACTGAAGTGGACTTCTTTAAGTACCACAGCAGCAGTCCATATGCTGTTTCCTTCCACAACAAGGCAGAAATCTACTTACCAGCAGATGCAACTGCTGAAGATGTAGCTGAAGCTCTTAATTCTTTGGGTGGAATCTCTCAGGTTCGTCCAGCACTTGAGTCTGATGTTCGCGGTGTTATCGAAAACAAGATGATTTGGTTGCTTGGCTCTTCTACAGATGGAAAGAAGAACTACGCAGGTGAACTTCGTGAGAAGACTCTTGCATACATCAAGGACGAGTATGGATTTACAGCAGATGATGTTGAGATTGTTGTAGACCCACTTGCTCGAGGTCGAGTTAACTACTACATGCCAGAATCTGCTGTAGAGAAGTTGATGGACAAGACTGGATTTAGCCCATACATCGTTCACAATTGGAAGGGTGGAGACCAGACCAATACTGTTGACTGGTTCTACAACGTTGTTACATCAGGAGGCGTCTACGCCACTGCTACTCGTTGGATGAACGGAATCAACAAGAGCGGAATGTCTTCATCTGCAGATATTGATGCTAACGGCGGAAACTATGTTTTTGCTTCTCCATCATCTAAGGGTTCAAGCACTTCTACAAGCTTTGCTCTGTACTTTGATTCACGAAAAGTTCTTCGTCGTTTGGATTACTACAAGAACAACTCCGACAAGTATGGTCAACTCCAGTCTGACTCAGAAGACATTGTGCAGTCTCTGAGCAACAACTACGGAGAGTTGATGTTTAAGAAGAATCTCTCATGGGCAGACATCTCATCCATGTCAATGCCAGCAGCTATCCGAGAGAAGCTTATTGAGCGTCTTATGACTGAAGGTCTTACTGATTTGGCAGACATGGTTGCTGGCAAAAAGAAAAAGAAAGGAGCTAAGAAATAATGGCTCTTATCTCTGAAGAAGTAATTTTTGGGACTCCAGGTGTTATTGAAAAACTATCTGGAGAAAACCAAAGCAAATTCCCTCTATTCGATGTAGTTCAGTTCGTATATGAGGGAGACGACGATGAGGCCGATAGCGGCATCCTCGTTCGTGGAGGACGCGGCATGTTTTACCCAGTTGATCCCGAGTTAGTTAACAAAACCGAGGGTACAATTGAGTTTGCTGCGTTCGACGGTACCTATCGAATCAGAAAGTTCACAGAGGATGACTCTGCGCTTCTAACTGGTTATGGACTGACTCTAACCCCGCAAATGATGGAGGAAATGATGGCAATCGACGAGCAAGTCGGTTTGGAACAAGCCGTAGAGGCTTTGTCTAACGATGCTGGTGACGTCACAGCTGTTGTCTTCACGGTTGGTGGGCTTGGTACTTTCTTCCGCAACGAGGGTAAGTGGGTTCCTGCCACTCCTGAGATGTCAGAAGAGTATGACGGCTCAGAAATCACAGACATCGACGTTGAAAAAGGAAAAGACCTCGTAGCCCGCTGGGATGCTGGTGAAAAATTCACTAAAGATAATTTAGCAGAGTACGCGGTAGAGGAATAATCATGGAATTTCTAGGCAGAAACGATAATTACGTTCTCTTCTCGAACGACGACTTGGCAACAGTTATTGACGAGTCTACTAACACAGTTGTTCGAGTCGATAGCAGTGCTGTTCTACTAGCTTCTGCAGAATGGAGCACTTATGGTGTAAAACCAGAGGCTTCTTCTGTCGAGCTAGCAAACGCTGCCGTTACTGACCTAGACATTAAAGTCCTTAGCAATGGTGATAGCAGCAACATGTATACCATTCCTGATGCTGTTATTTCAGAAGCAAAAAGAGGACTTGCTTGGAGAAAAGAAGAAAAGCGTGGTGGCACACCTGTTGGTCTAAACACTGCACGCACTCTGGCACAGGGTGGGCAGATTGGTATCCAAAAGATTCGTCACATTGCAAAGTACTTCCCACGTCATGAAGTAGACAAGAAGGGTAAGGGCTA